ACACCTTCAGCTGTTGAAGCTACACTTGAAAAAGTATTATAAGCTTCTGGTGATAAATTTTTTTTAGACCATAGCTCAGCAGCTTCAACTCTTTCTTTAGAGTTGTCACCTAACTTTTCCATTTCAGCATTTATATCTGGTAAAGTTGCCATTGCATTATCAATAAATACTTTAACACCTTCATCAAATTGTTCTTGAGATAAACCATTTTGTTTAGCTGTATCTTTCCACCATTGTACTATTTCCATATCATCTGATACAGATACATCTACATTTTCTGGAAGTTCTGGAACATTAAGATTATATTCTTCTGGTACTTTACCAAGTCTTTCTTGTTCCAAATCTTGTCTAACTTGTTTAGACAGATCTTCTGTTCTTGAGCCTAGTTTCTTTTCAAGAGCATTATAACTTGAAGCTAAGTTTTCTAAATTAACTTCTTTTCTATCAGCATCCCAAAATTTATCTTGTACAAATTCTGGCTTATCACTAACAGTTTGCTCTTGTGCTTCTGTGGTGATTGGTGCTGTTGCATTATCATCTACCATCTTTTTCTCCTTTTTTTATTCTTGTTTGTATTACAGCTGTTAGGAATCTCATTCCTTCTAAATGAAACAATCCATTGCTATCTATATTAGGACCAGCAACTGCTTCAGTTGTAATTGATTTAATATACTCAAGAATTTTTTTTCCATCATCATTCTTGAATACACCTGCAAATATTTTATTAAGATTACGTTCTTCTTCTTCTGTTCTTACGTAACCATCAATAGATTTTGCAGGAATTGGTCTTTTTTCTTTAAGTCCATCCCAGCTCATTATTGAGGTATTTCTCCTTCTTTAGGTGCAGTTTGTAACTGACTAATCTGTTGTACTATTTGTCTTTGTTCTTCTTCATCACGAATAAGTTTTTCAGGCAAATTCATTTTTTCAGCTAGATACTTAGCAGTTTCATTTTGATTAACAATAACATTAATCATTTGTGGGCCAAAAGTACCTGCAATAATTTCGTTAAATCTATTTACATCAGAAACATCTTGCATGTGTTGAGCTTGAGCTAATGGAGATCTAGCTCCTATTTTAACTTCTCTACCATTAACTTTAGGTAATTCTATTCTACCTTGTTTAGATAATATTCTAATAATTCTTTTTAATAATGGATGTATAAATTCAGATTGTAGTCTTCCAAAAGAAGAACCTATCTGTCTAGATAAATCTGCCATTCTTTCAGAAACTTCTGTTGCTGTCATTGGAGTTCCTTCTGGTCTTCCAAGAGCTTCCATGTATAAAGCTTTTTTAATATTAGCTCTCATATCTTGTAATACTAATTGAGCTACATCAAAGTTAGATGCAGATTGTATAGCACTTAATCCTCTTGATCCTGGAGCTACTGGTATTAAAGATCCAGGTACTAATGCAATGTTGTCTGGATTAATTACACCATCATCTTCATAAGTATAAACTCCAGATACTGACATCTGTGCATTTTGTAATATTAACTCAACAGTTAAGTTACAAGTTTTTATAGCACCCATAGCATTAAATATTGGTCCTCTACCATATACTTCACCAGATGCTTTATTCCATCTAAATACTAAATAAGGATTAGATCCTTCGCCTTGATATTCTTCTTCAAATATAACTGCTTTAGGATTATCTAATACAACACAATATTTATATTTTTCTTCATTCTCTTGATAAATTTTATATACAGCTTCAATAATAGTTAATTCTTTTTTTTGTTGTAACAAATCAAAATTTTCAGGCATTACAGCTTTAGGATATAAAACTCTAATGTGTTCTGGTTTTACTTTTCTAGTTCTATATACTGTATCAATCTTTCCATCTGGCCCATTTAATAAACATACTTTTGGTAATGGTACAGCAGTAAATTTAACAGGATTAACAGCATCACCTTCTTCAACTAACATACATCCAGTACCAACAGCAAGATCCATAAATGCTTCGTGTACTTCTTGATTAAAGTTTGAGTTTTGTAATACTTCAAAAACATATTCTGTAATTTTATCTAATTGTAAATTAACTTGTGATTTTTGTTCTTCTGGTATTTCAACACCTGCTTGGAAATCTGCCCATCTTGCAAATGTAGGTACGATACCAGATTGTAATCTTGATGCAAATTCTTGTACACCTACTACAGCAGTTTCATCAAAAATTTTATCAGTTCTTTTTTGTCCTGGCGACTCATCATAAAAAGATTCTCTATTAGGTAAACAATATTCATAAGCTTCTTCAAACTTTTCTCTCCAATGATCTTTTACAGATACAGCTTCTTTATATTTTTCTAAAATAGCTGCTGCTTTATTTGATGTATTTATTACTGGTGTATCGTCTATTTTATAATCCATTAATCTTCCTCATTTAATAAAAATCTTCTATATGCAGAAATTCTTCTATTGTTAACACTTCTTCCTATCATTCCAGATCTATTTCCGCTTTTTTTAAATAGACTATTATTTACTGTTGCTTTTGATTTTGAACCTGGTTTTTCTATACCAATATTTAATGCTCCTTCAACATATCTATTTCCATCTGCTCCATATATTTTAACTGCTGGGCCATAACCAGCTCTTGCATTAGCTCTGCCTACTGCTTCTCTTGATTCTGGAGTATTTGGATCTTTTTCAACTTCTCGACCTGTATTTAAATTAAGTTTGTTTCCATAAGCATCTGTCTTATTAGACAATCTATTTTTTATATAAGATGAATAACTATCTAATGTATCAACATAACCACCTCTATTTTTGCTTGTTAAAACTTTTTCTCTAAAAAATTTTCTATTACGTTCAAATTGTTTTTGACGCAAGTCTCTTGTAAATCCAGATATTCCTGGAGCAAAAGGTATATCTTTTACTTTAAAATTATCTAATCTAGATTTACCAACAGCTGCAGTAACTTTTGCTTTACTTGCTCTAATTTGATTACCAGTAGCTACTGTTGTTGTATTAGATGATCCTCTGTTTCTATCTGGAATTGATTTACTACTTGTTTTACTTGCAGTTATTCCTTTGTTTCTAGAAGTTCTTTGAGTTCTATTTCTATCAGCTCCTCTTTCTCTATTAGTTGATTTGTTTCCTCTTGATCCATATCCGTAAGGCATATTATTTTTTACTCCATTTGTTTTTTAGTTCTACTATAAAAACTTTTATTTTAAAAATTATTTTATTTATAAATTTCATCATCTAAATCTTTTAGTTTTTGCTGCGATACTTTTAGGTTGCTTAACGAATTGTTTTCCTTTTTTATTTCCACGTGCTTTAGCTGCATTAGTTGCTGATTTTTCTTTAGCCGTAAGAGCTTTCCAAGCTTTCTTAGGTAAATATCTTCGTTTGCCTTCTGATTTTTTACCACTGCTTGTTTGCCATTTTTGTTTTCCCCATTTGGTAAGCTTGTTTGATGAAGACTTAGATCCTCTATAGCCTCCACCTGCTTTTTTATAAATTTTTGTAGCAAGTTGCATAGCCCTAGCACTGTGTTTACCTCCCATTTTTGCTTTAGCTTGAGCTTTAGCTCTTGCCCATAAAGCAGGTTTAGTTTTTTTTGCAACAGCCATTAAGCTTTTTTCTTATTGTTGTTTGCAAAACTTCTTGCTGCAGCCACACTACCAAAGCCCCAAGCTTTTAATGCTAAAGCTTTTCTAGTTGGTCTGCCTTTACTATCCTTCATTGGTCCTTTCATTCCTGCAAATCTTGCAGCAAAAGAAACCCTTCTAGGATTCTTACCTTTTTTAACTGGTGCTTTTAAGTTAGAACCTTCTTTACGTTTAAAGTAAGCTCTACCTCTAGCGTTTAGTCCACCTTTTGGATTCTGATAAACCTTTGCTACCATTATCCAAAGAAACCTCTACCACCTGCTTGACCAAATAAAGATCTAGAACCAATAACTCCTTTAGCAACTTTTCTTTTATAAGTTTCTTGTTGCCTTTTTAATTCAGCAGCTCTTGCTTCTTCTTCTTTTCTTTTAGCTTCTAGCTCAGCTTCTAATGCTGAATTGTCTGGTTGATCAGGTTTGTCAAATATTCCACCCATTATAACTCCTCGTCATCCATATCATCAAAATCATAAGAAGTTAACGAACCCATATTAGCTTCCATTTCTCTTAAAAGATCATCTTCTTGATCATGAAGATCTCTCATTTCATCAATGATTTCTTGTACAGACTTTTGTTTCTTTTTAATTTTTGACATTTGGATCCTTAATTTTTTGATTAAATGACTTATATCCTGCTTTTATCAACGCACAATAAAGCTGATAGGGAGTTAAGATATACCATTTATAGAATCCTATTAGACGCATTATAAATGAAACGCAGGTCATATCTTTTATTCTAAAGAGCTGCCACTGTTCTTTTTCTGGGCATCTTAATACTTCATAGTCTTTCAAATAGAATAACATATTCTCAAGTTCTTGTGCAGTTAGTAAACTATGTTTTATTCCTGCATGAGTATATTCTAAATGAATCCATACATTTTTTTCTGGATCAAAGTTTAAAGCACCACAATGTTTAAAACCTTTTTTTAAAAACTGTAGCCATTCTGGATATGGATATTCGTCTGCTTCGTAAAAATATACTAACCATTCCTTTTGAATATGTCCCATACTTTCCTTTTACTTATACCTGGCTTTTGAAATACATCCCATTGTTTTTTAGCAACAGTTGGCTGTGTTTGTATTTTACCAGACATCATTGTTCTGCCTTCACCAGCTCCCATCATTAAATATTGTAAAGCATCATGAACGTGAGAGTATCTATTCTTTAAAGGCTTTTCATCATATCTATCTCCAGATACTTGTAGTCTTCTATAATGATAACCACCATTAAAACCTTTTTTTAAATTTATACATTCTGTACTCATAATAAATCCTGGTGATCCATCTACTAATCTTGATAGTGTAGAATCAACAGCTTCTATTCTTAAAGCAACATCATTAGATGGTGCAGGTATAGCTTTTAATCCATGATTCCTCATTATTTGAAATGGAGTTCTTTCATCTGTCTGTGATCTAAAATCTCCAGCAGGATCTCCATAGATCATAACTTCATATCCTTTGTATAATTTTGCTATCTCTCCTCTCAGTAATTCTGAGAATCTAATTACACCCATATCAAAACAAACAAGCTCATTTAATATATTCCATTTACCTGTAGTAGTTCTTTGACCAAAGACTGCAGCAGGAGTTAATCCAAAGTCAACTCCAATCCATATTGGTTGTCCTGGTATTAAATCTATTTTATTTTTTGTAATGTGTAATTCTTCTTTGAAGCTGTGATATACAGGTTTACCTTCTTCA